GATGGATGCTTGGGAAGTCATTGATGCTGGCGACTTAGGCTATTGCGAAGTGTTTGATTTTAAGTGTGCTTCCAAGAGGACTTGTGAGGCATGGATTAGTGGTGGGCCAATAACCGAGGATGATTATGATGGGAACGACAAACCAACAAGCGATGGAAATGATGCAGAAACTTATGCAGAAGAAGACTAAACCTGCATCTAAGCCTATGCCTATGCGTGGAGAGCGTACAGCTAAAAACGCAGCAAAGAAAGCTAAAAAATGAACGGCTTGTACGCAAACATTAACGCTAAACAAAAGCGTATCGAGGCTCAAAAGGCTGCTGGGAAAACTCCAGAGCGTATGCGTAAAGTAGGCTCAAAAGGCGCACCTACCGCATCTGCGTTTAAGCAAGCAGCTAAGACTGCTAAAAAGAAATGATTAAACGAGGTTCTGAGCAGTTTTCTGGCTATAACAAGCCAAAAGCTACTCCTAGCCATCCTACTAAGTCTCATGCTGTTTTGGCTAAGTCTGGTGAGGATGTAAAGCTAATTCGTTTTGGTCAACAAGGGGCTAAAGGCTCACCTGATGGCACGAAGCGTAACGAAGCGTTTAAGGCTCGTCATGCTGAGAATATTGCCAAGGGAAAGATGAGTGCAGCATATTGGGCCAATAAGGTCAAATGGTAATTAACTGGAGAATTTAAATGAGTAAACTTGCTCGTGACGACAATGGTCAATTGACCCAAATTTATACACTTGGTACAACCCAAGTTATGACTGTTACTGCTTCTAGCGTTCAGTCTAGTGCTATTGCTTCTGATTGCACAATCATCCGCTTGGCAGTAGGTAGCGCAGCACATTGTCACTTTCAGATTGGCTCAAACCCAACTGCATCATTGACAACAAGCCCTATTGCTCCTGCAAACTCTGTCCAATACCTAAAGGTTAGTGGTGGCGATAAAGTTGCTGTTATCCGTGACGCTACTGCTGTTGATATTTCAATCTCACAGGTGGCATGATGAAAATGACTAAAGCTGGTCAGAAAAAAGTTGGCAAGGTCATGGGTGAGTACAAAGAAGGCACTCTGCACTCAGGTAAAGGCGGTAAAGTGGTTTCCAACCCTAAACAAGCAGTTGCCATTGCCCTTAGTTCTGCTAAAAAAGTAATGAAGAAAAAAGGCAAGTGATATACTAACTCTGCTCGTTGTGAGTAGATACTAACTTGACCAACCCTAGAGGAGTCAAACAAAATGATTGAAAAACAATCAAACATTTCATATCGTGGTGGCGCACGAGAAGGCGCAGGAAGACCGAAGGGAAGTCTTGATAAGGGCAATGCTGTTCTTAGAGAGATGATACTGGAGGCACTAGAGGGCGCAGGTGGCGTTGCTTATCTCGTAGAGAAGGCAGAGAGCCATCCACAGGCTTTTATGGGGCTAATCGGTAAGGTCTTACCACTTCAAGTAACTGGAGAAGAAGGTAAAGACATTCAGATAAGCGTCCAATGGCAGAAGTAATTGAGATAGCCTACAAACCCAGAGAACAACAACTTGCTATCCATGAACTGATGGACAGTAAGCGTTTTGGCGTTGTTGTTGCTCATAGGCGCATGGGTAAGACAGTTTCTGCGATTAACCACTTAATCAAGGATGCTTTACTCAACCAAAAGGAAGCCCCTAGATACGCCTACATAGCCCCTACATACGGACAAGCTAAGAGGGTGGCATGGGACTACCTTGTGAAGTATGCAGAGCCTCTGGGTGGCACTAGCAATATCTCAGAACTAAGGGTGGACTTCTGGGGAAGACGAATCCAGTTGTTTGGCTCAGACAATCCAGAAACACTCCGAGGTCAATACTTTGATGGGGTAATCCTAGACGAGATTGGTGACCAGAATCCTAAGATATGGACAGACATTGTTAGACCTGCACTAGCTGATAGGAAGGGCTGGTGTCTTTTCATTGGTACGCCAAAGGGACATAACCACTTCAAAGAACTGCGAGACAGGGCAGAGAAAGAGGATGGATGGGGTTTACTAGAGTTCAAAGCCTCCGAGACAGGCGTAGTGGATGACACAGAACTGAAGGCTGCTAAGAGTGAGATGGGTGAGGATAAATACCGCCAAGAGTTTGAGTGTAGCTTTGACGCTGCTGTAGAAGGCTCTTACTATGGGCAAATCCTCAATGAACTGGAAGACAAGAAGCATATGCAAGAGATTCCCAGAGAGGAACTGAGCAGAACTTTTACTGCTTGGGACTTGGGAATGGGTGACTCTACGTCTATCTGGGTGGCGCAGTTGGTGGGTACTGAGGTGCGTTTGCTTGACTATTACGAGAATCACGGAGTTGGACTAGACCACTACGTTAAGTGGATTAAGGACAACGACTATCTTAAAGCAGAGCATATTCTGCCCCATGACGTTAGGGTTAGAGAACTTGGGACAGGTAAGAGCAGAATGGAAATGCTTGAGGAATCAGGACTAGAAGTCAAGATTGCACCCAGAATGGGACTAGACGATGGCATCCAAGCTGTAAGAAGGTTGCTGCCAAGGTGCTGGTTTAATGTTCCTAAAGTGCAAACAGGATTGAACTGCCTGAGAAACTACCGCAGAGACTACGATGAGAAGCGTAAGATATTCTATGAAAGACCATTACACGATTGGTCAAGTCATGGCTCTGATTCTTTCCGCTACTTAGCCCTTGGATTGGATGAAGGACATTCAACGTGGTCTAAGCCGATTAACCAAACTCCGAAGTGGATTGTCTGATGTATATAACAATGCAGGGTGTAAATTTAGCACCTAAAGTAAAAGAACTTGAAAAGCGTATCGAAATGCTTGAAAATATGGTAAAAGAGTTACAATTGGATAAACCCAGAATGGGACGCCCTCCAAAGGACAAGCATGGCACAGAACGAGTTAATGTCGATAATCCAAGCAGAGATTGATGATGCAATTGGATTTATTGAAAGCGAAACTGTTGAGCAGCGCAAACAGGCTCTGGAGGCTTATCTACGACAGCCATATGGTAATGAAGTTGAGGGTAAGTCTCAAATCGTTACTGGAGAAGTGGCAGAAGCGATAGATGGTGCGCTACCTAGCTTAGTTCGTATCTTTACAGGCTCAGACAATATCGTAGTCTTTGAGCCACAAGGCCCAAGGGATGAAGCCTCTGCAAAACAGGCCACAGACTACTGTAATTGGGTTTTCAATCGTGATAACGCTGGTGTAGCTATTCTGCATGATTGGTTCAAAGATGCCTTAATGCAGAAGAACGGCATTGTTAAAGCGTATTGGGAAAACAAAGAAGACATTACTAAAGAGCGTTACTTTGACTTGTCTGATGACGAGTTAGCAATGCTGATGAGTGATGAGACTATGGAGATAGTCGAGCAAGATACGACAGAGTTTCCAATTATTGACCCAATGGGTCAGCCAGTTATAGACCCAATGGGTATGCCTGTGATGAGTGCTACACACAATGTTGTGGTGCAGCAAAAGAAAAAGTCAGGCAAGGTAACGATTGAGAATGTTCCTCCAGAGGAGTTCTTGATTAGCAAGAAGGCTAGAACTATTGCTGATTCACCATTCGTAGCCCATCGTCAGATGTTGACTCGTAGTGACTTGGTTGCTATGGGTTTCAATAAGAAACAAATCGAAGGCTTGCAGATGGGTGACGCACTAGCGTACACACCAGAGCGTGTGGCTCGTTATGCAGCAGGTGAGCAACCTTACCAAACGCAGACTGATGACCCATCAATGCAAGAGATTGAGGTCTTTGAGTGTTATGTCAAAACTGATATGAACGGAAAGGGCATTGCTGCTCTGACTCAAGTCTTTTACGCATCAAACGAGATTCTGCAAGATGAGGATGGTAAGGAAATGGTTGAGGAAGTGGACTACGTTCCTTTCCACTCAATCTGTCCTATTCCAATTCCGCACAAGTTCTTTGGGAACTCGTTAGCTGACAGAACAGTTGACCTACAGTTAATCAAGACTACTATCACTCGTCAGATGTTGGATAACTTATATCTGACAAACAATGCACGAGTGGTTGCGGTGGAAGGTCAAGTAAACCTTGATGACTTGCTGACTTCTACTGCTGGTGGTGTTATTCGTGCCAAGTCACAAGGTGCTGTTCAACAATTGGTTGTTCAGAACGTGGCTAATCAGGCTTTCCCGATGCTTCAGTATCTAGACACAGTACAGTCTAAGCGTACTGGTGTATCTGATGCTTCACAGGGCTTAGACCCTGCCATCTTGCAGAACGTGACTGCTGCTGCGGTAGCTTCTATGCAACAAGCTGGCGCAGGTAAGATTGAACTGATGGCTCGAATCTTTGCTGAGACAGGTGTTAAGTCTTTGTTCCAAGGCATCTTGCACTTGCTCTGTAAGTATCAGGACAAGGCTCGTATGGTTCGTATGCGTGGTGAGTTCGTAGAGTTTGACCCTAGAACATGGGCTAACCAATACGATGTTTCTATCAACGTAGGTTTAGGCGCAGGGAATCGTCAAGAGCAGATGGCTATGTTGTCTATGGTTCTTGCTAAACAAGAGCAGTTGATTGCTCAGTACGGCCCTGCCAATCCTTACGTTTCCCCTGCTCAGTATCGTGGCACATTGGGACGCATGGTAGAGATTGCAGGGTTCAAAGATAGTGCTGAGTTCTACAAGGCGATTACGCCAGAGCAAGACCAGATGCTATCTAATCCTCCTCCACAAGAGCAACAGATGCCTCCAGAGGTTCAAGCAATCATGGCTAGGACTCAAGCTGAGATACAAGCTAACCAAGCCAAGGCACAAGCTGACATTCAGTTGAAGCAACAGCAACAACAGATTGATATGGAGATGGCGCAACAAAAGGCTGTTCTTGAAATGCAGATGATGCGTGAGAAAGAGGCTGCTAAGTTGCAATTAGAGCGTGAGAAACAACAGGCTTATTTTGCGATGAAGCAACAAGAGTTTGAAGCAGAAGCCCAATTGAAAGCAATGAAAATTGGTGCTGGCATTACATCTAACGTAGAGATTAGGGGTTAAACATGGCTACAGCACCAGTATATTGGTCAGACAAGTTAGTTAAAGAATACATCGACAAAGAGTTTGCAGGTAAAACTGGAACTGAATTGTGGAACGCTGTAGCTGATGAAGCTGTTAAACAAGGTGTTCCAGCAGAGCAAATTGGGCGTGTGCTTGGGTTTGATACTGCTGCTGTAAACAAATACGCTACAGACATTGGTAAGCCACTTGTTTCAGAAGCAAAAGCATTGGATACAGCTATTGACTTTGCTTATAACAATCAATTTGGGCGTGATGCTACAGAAGCAGAGAAAGCCAATGCGAAAACTTACCTAACAACTGGTGGTAATTCTGTTGCTGGTACAGGCGCATTGAACTACAGCACAGAAGGCTATAACTACGACACACAGAGCATTATTTCTGGCTATCGTAGCGCACTAGGTAGAAACCCTACTCAGACAGAATATGTCTCTGAAATGGCTAAATTGGGTTATGACCCATTCAATGCGAGTGTTTTAGGTACTGCAAAGAACTTGTCAGCCAATGTTGCTGCGCTAGAGAGTGACCCATTTGCAGGGCGTTATGCGAACGTCAATCCTTATGGGACATATGATTTATCAACGATGACCACTAAGTTGGACTCTACGTTGCCAAACATTTCCAAAAATGTTTCTGGTAATGTTGTTCAGTTTATTAACCCTGTTACGCAACAACCTATTGTTACATCGTTTGAGAATGGTAAGTTAGTTGTTAAAGAAGGCGTAAATACCCTAACTGGTGAGCAAGCACAAGCAGCCATCAATCTGGCTTTGGGTACTGGTGCGTTAACTGGTACTGAATACAAAAACCTAACTGGTGCATTGGCTAACGCTAAGTCAATGGATGACGTTTATAAAGCATTTGGTACGCCACAAGCAGTAGCAGCGTTAGACCCTAACTATGGCTTTCAGTTGGGTGTGGGTAAAACCCTTGCTCAAGCACAAGCAAACTCTACTGGTGTACAGGCTTTGGTAGATAAGATAGCTGCTGAGAATGGTGGACGTTTACCTGCTAACTTCTCTGTGGCTAACTTGGCTCAAACAGCTAATGTTCCTTTCCAGTTTGGTCAAGATGTTTACAACAAAGCATATGCGACTGATGCTGGTCAAAAAATTAACACATTAGCAAAAGCACCAACATCTCCATTTAACTTTAACCCTGCTAACGTCTATCAAGCACCGATAGTTGCAGGTCAGATGCGTGAGTTGTTCCCCTCATTTGGTGAATCTAAGCGTTTGGCACAAGGCTTGATAAATCAGCGTCCTACCACTCAGAGCATTGTTAACATGATTCAAGGTGGCTCTATTGACCCAACATTTAGACCAACTGCAACTGTTGCGCCCCCTGCTGGACTAATTGATGCTTTTAAACTAGCTGAAACATCTGGAAATTATGGTGATGTTGCTAATATGCTAAAAGGCGTTACTAGAAATGACTTGCGTAACTATGGTGCATCTGCTGCTGACATTGATTACATTACTTCTCGTCCACAGATAGCAGGTTTATTCCCAACTGCAACAACTACTGCGACACCTTCATTGAACAATGTGTTAAGCATGATTTCTAAGTGAGACAAGAATGAACTATCAAGAACTGGTTAGTTTAGTTGGTGGAAGTAATCCACAGGCTGCCTCATATCAGGATATTGTTTCTGGCATCCAGAGCCAGTATCGTCCACAGACGCAGTTTGCACCTACTACTTCATTGCTAGACATGATTGGTAACCAGTTGCCAGAGCAACCAAGAATTGCTTATGGCTCATTGTTACAGGCACAACCAAGAGTTCTGCCCACACCAATGACACCAGTTAAGAATACAGATGCAGCAGCAAGCCTAGATTCTGGCGTATTCAATCTTGGAAACCTAGATACAGGCAAGATTACTGGTAACACAGCCATTGATAACACTCTAGTTTATAACAACGACTTTACTAAAAATATTGGTGCAAATATTGGTAATATTACAGCAGGCGATGTGGCAAAAGTTGGAGGTGTAGTAGCACCGATAGCTGCTTTGGCTGGTAACTCAGACTTAGTTAAAACAGCAGTTGCATTAAACTTGATTGCCTCTGCTGCTGACATTAAAACAGAGCAAGATGTAATTAACTTAGGTACAAGGATGGCGTTGTTGGCGGCAGGGCCATCTGGTAATCTGTTAGCCGCAGGTCTTGGTTTAGCTACTAACAATACTCCAATGACAGCCAATGCTTTACTCGGATTAGTAAACCCAACTTTAGGAATTATTAACAGTATCGCTAGTAATTTAACTGATTACAGTTTTGGCGACATTGTTAATGGCTTGTTAAACACCCCAGAGGGAACTGTATCTGAGTATGGTTTATTGGGTGCTGCTAACTTAGCTGGAACTGCTGACGCAAGCAGAAGAAGGGCGGGTGATGCCTTTGATAG